AGACCGGCTCCGGTAACCGCACCTCCTGCGGGGGCGGGAAATGCCATGGTGTTATCCTCCGATGGATAGGTTTATTGGTTGGGTTGTTAGAACCGGCCTCGTTGAGTCCGGGAACTTAGTAGCCTGTCACGCATCTTTACGTATTGATCCATCGGCATATTGCGGATATCCTCCGCGGTCAACGTTTGGTATTCCTGTTGGTTTTCCAGTGGCCCAGTTGGGGGAGCCGTAATTGGAGCCCCCTTAGGACGAGCTGGCTGGCTCGCCCTCTGGATTGATTCGATTATAGCATTACTACGCTCACGAAGTACAGAAATGCTATTTTCGATCTCATCCTCAGTATTCCCAGTAATTAGATCACGAAGCTCAGGAATAATAGATTCCTGCTCATCGTGAAGCCGCCGCTGCCGGTAGCTCTCTAGCTGCTGCAAATACCGCTCTTTTTCGAGGAGAGCGTCCTGGGCCTGGCGCTGCTGCTCAAGCTCCGAGAACTTACGTCCCCACTCCTCTTCGACCTGGTTAATACGCTGGTTGAACTCATCTTCCTTCTTAGTAAGAAGTTCCTTAGCGGAGAGCTCTTCCATCTCACGCTGGCGGAGAAGCTCTGCTTCCTTACGGGCGCGCTCCTCGGCTTCCTTGATGGCCTTCTCGCGCTCCTGGCTTAGGATGTTCAACTGCTCTTCCATGGCCTTGACTCGGCCATCTGCGTCCTCAAGACGCTTGTACATTTTATCCTTTTCCTGCTGACGGATCTTGTGGACCTCGTCCTCTGAGAAAAGCTTGGTGTTCTCCTGCTTCACCTCGGCCTGGGGGGCCGGATCTACGGGAATCTGAATACCATCTTCGATGGTTTGCTTAGCCATATCTATACCTCTGTTGGTTGGGCTTATATTGTCTGGGTTAATGCGTCGGTTTTATTCTTCGTCAGGTACACGTCGCTGGGCGAACCTAGCTCCGTAAGCCTTTGCAACAATATTGTTAATCATTCCCTCAGCTGGGGACCCAACTGCTTGGGTTCCAGGGAGCGGGCCGTTACCGGCCTGAGGACCTCCTGCATTTGTTACATTAGCACCTCCGGCGGGTACCACGCTGGAACCCCCGTCTGGTCCTGGTAACAAACCTGTAGCTAACATAACAGCTTGATTGATTTGGGCCCTAAGCATGTCCAAGGCACCCTGATCAATAGCGTCATCCCGTAGCTCTTCAAATATTTCACCAAGCTTCTCTCGCGGGAACTCTTCACCAAGAGCCCGTAGAGCGCCTTCCTTAGACTCAAGTCCGAGGGCCATCTTGGCCTGTACCTCATTAAGCTTGATGAGTACGTCGACTGGGAGCGGTTCTGGCCAGTGAACCTGAACCTTGTAAGTCAATGGGTCAGCCGGGTCTAGTTGCGGCAGCGCGTCCATCTCCGGTGGCTCACCCAGTGTTGGGTTATAGGTCAGCCACTCCGGCTCGAACACCGCAGCAGTACGAATGATCAGCTCGTTAACCCGCTCAAGGCCCTTGGTGAAATGGATCCGCTTCATATGGAAACGATTCATCATTGGCTGATACTGGATTGCTAGGGCGACACCAGAGGTATTGGACACTGGCTGGAACTGGCCTAGAGCTGTTTCGGGAACTCCTGTGATCTCGTGCATTGCGCGCTTTAGGAAACTGATGTACTCAAGTGCCCCGGCCATTTCACCACGTGATTCCAGGTTAAACACGCTGGCATCCTTAGGCAGGCCCGCCCACACCTTCTTGGGGCCACGCTCAAGCTGGCTAGCCTTAGCGCCGGTAATGATAGTTACCGGAGCAGCGTGGTAGTTGATGATGTCCGATACTTCGGTCATCTTCTCATTAAGTTCACGGTTCAGTGGGATGATGTCCCAGATATCTGACTGCCCCCATGGGGAGGAGGAAATCGTCATGTTAGGAATGTGAACTACCGGGATCGTCCCCACTGGGTTCGGGTACTGGTCGATGAGCTCATCGTTGATGTACTGCTCAATCAGGTCATCAGTGAGGATTTCAGTAAAGGTGTAGACCTGACGAGTTCCTTCAGGAGATGTACCCCAAAAGCGGTACTTCAACTTAAACCGCAGCAGCCGGTTGCGGTCGTGAGGGTGGTACTCAGGGAAACAGTGTGAAGGGTTAAGGGGGATCACTCGAATACGTCCAGCCTGTGGCACGCCGAGGGCGTCTACGTAGGGCTCTTCGTAAGCAACCTTTACGAAACAGTCTCCCGTTACGCTAGCAAGCTGCCCCATTTCCCACAGCACATAGTGCTTAGAGTTGTCCTGTTCCCATACCTTGTGTAGCAGATGCGGGATTACCGCTTGGTTCTGTGCAGGAACCTGCCACTGCACGCCCTTACCAAAGCAGAAGTTTGTGATGTAGTCCGACATTGTCCGGACGTAGTTCATCGTGATGTTCTGCTCACCCATTTCACGGCGGTAAGACCAGTGGTGTCCGAGGTACCACGCCCAGCAGGTGGAGTACCGGTTAAGGCGAGGGCCATGTACTTCAAACTCTTCGTCCGCAAGCTCTACTAGGCCCAACGGTGAAATAGCGACCGTTAGGTCGCTGGACGAGGCTCTATAGCTTGGTGACCAGAAATCAATCGGCATGAATGTTTACCTGCTTCGCCGTTTCTTCTTGTCAATAATAGCAGGATTATCGAGGTAGGTTATCTTTTTAACCATACCTGAGGGGATGTGAATCACGTTGCTATAGATGTTCGCCTTATCCCTAAACACGCAGTACGTAGATGTGAGGGTTATGTAACCTTCAAACTCAGAGGGCCAAACCCAACCAATTGTCACTGGTATTGCGGGATCTGGTTTGTAATCGTCACCAAACACCCACGTGTCGTCGCCATCGAATGCGTCTACCCACTCGACTATTGCGGCTCGTGCTAGGGGCTCCTGGTGCATAGGAGAATGATACCCTGGATCTGATTTACTTAGTACTGTATAGTTTCCCACGGAAGAAGGCCTCCCCCCCGTGGAACGGGACCTGCTCGTACCAGAACTGCCCATCGCCCTCCTCAAAGGTCACAACGCCGAGGCCCTGCTGCCAGTCCTCTACTACGGTCATTGGGCGGCCATCCAAATCAAGTCCGCCTTTAGTACTGGGCACGGTGCCGTCGCAGCGAGCTAGCGTACCAGGGGATGCGGCCATGACAGTCTTGGGACCGTCCCAGTCCGAGCGTGACCGCTCAGCCCACTCGCGTCGGTGAATATGGCCGTATAGGACGCTGGTTTTCTCTGTACTAAGGTACGCGTGCGCCGTGGATCCGTTACTCCGTACTTTTGTGCCGTGGATGACCCGGAGCCGCTGGTTGATCCAGAACTGGCCAGCCGGGTAGCCTGGTACAAACTCAATGCCAAACTCGTCAAAACGACAAAGGTAAGGAACGCTGAGTACGGGCCAGCTATCTGGCGTATTGCCCTTACGGAGAGCAAACGCAGACTTCGCATTGTCGATAACATAGTTCACCAGCCTCTCTTCGTGGTTACCAGAGAGCCAGACGACCCTGGCATGTGGAGCAAGCGACCGGATTTGAGCACACAGTGTTGTGGCGCGGTCAATGGACGCCTGGGTCGTCAGGGCATATGCACTGCTGAGTCGGTACTTACCAAACTCAGGTAGATCCAGATTGTCTCCGACCATTACAATCAGATCTGGCTTAACGTCCTTAATGATTGAGAAGGCGATATCAATCGCCCCCTCGTCATGGGTCGGCTCCAGCTGGCCTTCTTTGTTGCGGAAGTACCCGATCTGCATGTCTGGCAAAACAACGCAAGTGCGGTAGTCAGTGGGGGGCTTTGGCTTAGCCTTTACTGGTGGCAATTTAACGGCTGGTCCCTGCTGCACTACCGGCCACTGTGGACCTGCCTCAAATGCCGGGCTGAATTGGATACCGAGAAGATCGTGGATCTCGGCTTCTCCATCTTCGTTTTTAGTAAGTGACTGGTACAGCGATACACGCTTAACTGCGCCTATTTCATCCAGCTCGATATCGTTGCGCTTGAGAAGCTCAGCTATCTTGCCCAGTGCGTATTTAGAGTTTCCAAGATCCTTTGACAAGTCACTCACACCGGCACCTCTTTGCTACGTGTCTTGCAACAGTACTTGAGCTGATGTCGTATCCATGCTTACGGAGAACCCCCGTAAGCCACTGCGACGAATACACTTTTGACCTTCCCGAACCGGCGTCTTCACGAATCATGTCAACAGCACGGTCGAGAGCCTGAGCCTCATCAGTGTTCATCTGCTGGCGGATCTTCGTTAGCCCACAGTCTGTCTTTCCGTCTGCGGGTACCGGGGATGTCAGGTCATCAAAAAGTGATGAGTCCTGCTCCATATTGTGCTCCTACGGTTAATCTGTTTAAGCAGCTTTGCCGCTTTTAGAAGTATAGCCGTTCTTGCTTTTGTTTGTGCGCATTATCTGCGCGTCGATCTTCTTTATAAGCCTGACCAGGGTTTCTTCGTCTTCAAATCCACGAACATGCACTCGTGATAGGTACTCGCGAATCAACTGAAGTTCTCCTGCAGTCATTGTTTCCTCCTTAAGGCCGGAAGAAAACTGTAGCAGAGGTTGTCAAGTATGAACAGCACAAAGGCCCCCCTTTCGGGGGGCCTGAACCTACATGCCGAAGCAAATAGGGGAGTGGATGTGCGAAGGGGGGCTTACGCCCCCCTTCTAGTAGCGGTAGTTGGTGTTTGTCAGTCGGTAACTCGCGCGATATTCGGGCGGTTCATGTGCCCACCACTACCGTAGACATATTCAAACTGAGGCATTGCGTCGCCTGACATTGAGCCCTGAACGAAGTCTGAGAGCATGGCAGGAGCCTCGATCCAGGAGGCAGAACCAACGTGGGCGCGCTCGCGCATGGTCTCCTCTGGATACTTGTAGAACATCTCTGGGTTGTTGTGGTTCATGCGCATTGGTGATGGGGCAGTATCGGCGTAAGCTCCACGACCGAAGTCCATGGGAACGTCGGTGTCACTCTCGATACCTTCCTGGAAGCGCTGTGGTCCCCGGTTGCCCGGGATGCTTGGAGCCATTGTCCGCTCAAAGACGGGCATTCCCTTCTCAGGGAACATTGGGTTTGGAGCTACTGTCATGTACCCTCCTAAAGGAATACGTGTTTATATGTAAAGGATAGCATCTTTTTATGTCACCGTCCAAAGAATGGCGACTCGCTAACCGTTATAACTGGCATTGTATCAGCTACTGACAGTGAGCAGGCGATGGCCAGGGAGTCTGGGTAATCGTCGAAGGCCCCCTTCTCATCTGGGGCGGCAGCCAACAGATAAGGACCTCTGTACACTTTCTCGAGGTCGGACATCTGCTGGTTGAACTTTTTCCATACTTTGGTACGGCGCGCCTTTGAGTGGCCAGGAACTACGATCTGGTTTCTTTGGATCAGCTCGGTAAGATGCACCCAACGTTCGTTCTGAGCTTTTGCGTCGGACGAAACCGCGGTGACTTCTATGTTAGGCATGAGGATCTGCAGGCGTTCCGCTACAGCTCCTCCAACACCTTGAGCGTCTACACCAATTCTGTACACATCGTAGTTACGTAGGAAATCAACAATTTCAAAGTACTGTTGCTCCCACTCGGTGTTGTTGATTTCTAACCAGTTAAGTATGCGGTGCTCATAGAAACCAAACCCATCTGGATGATCCCAGTCCACCCATACCGCAGTAACTACGGTTGAGTCGTTGGTTCTAGCAACGTCGATTCCCGCCACAATCGGTGTTCTCCACCACTGCCGCACCAGGGGCATTGAGGGGTCGTACAGCTGCCCCAACTTCTCGTCGGTGACGAACATTCCCTTCTCCAGAATCCACTTGTTGCAGTAGGACATTTGGAATTCATCAGAGTCTTCTCCTATGCGGACCTTCTCCTTGGCGATGAACTTCGCGTAGTTTGGGTTGTACTTGGAAGCCGTGCGCCAGTCATACTCAAAATGAGCTTGACGGTGGTTGCGCTTTGCGTTGATATCCCGCCGCTTGTTGTATTGGATCATCTTATAGAAATAAGACTTGTTACGGGTAGCTGTACCCGTGAGAGTTATCGAACCGTTATTGAACGCCAACATGGGCTTGATTGACTTAGTAATCATAAACTCATCGGCCTCCTGGGCCTCATCAATGAGCACAAAATGATACGTCTTAGATTCGATCTTGGCTTTTGGGTTACAGGTCTGCATACGGCACAGAGATCCTGAATGTTTAAGGCTGATGAGGCGACCCTTGCCACGTGACCCGCCAGCAGCGGGCTTGTCATCGATCTCTGGATCAAGAAGAAAGTCCATAGCATGATCGCTGGTGAGCTTGTTGACTATACGGCTGAACACTGTGTCAGCCTGATCCTCAACGGGAGCAAACACCCCGCACCAGAATCCTTTTTCAAACTTACCCAGCCAGGTTGGGTAGACCTTGGCCAGCTTGGGCAGGATGACCATCATGGCTGCCATGACGTTGGAAAGTACCTCTGACTTTCCCGACTGACGCGTTGCCACCAGGGTCATTTCTTCACCATCGCCAAGAACTATAGATTCGATAATGCGGTAGGCAATGGGTATCTGATAGGGGAAGAGTTTTACATCACAAAACTCTTCAGTAAAAAGAATCAGTTTAAGTACAAGGTGGTCTACGAACTCAGCGGATGTTTCGTCAAGCTCAGTTTCTGGATGCTCAGGCTCCAGCTGGTCCTCAAGAACTAGGTCGTCCATCACGTCGTACCTTTAGTTCTGACCACACCTCATCAATGGCACCAAGACATTTATCCACCTCTTCTGGTAGTTCGTCGTGGTCTCGCCATACGTCGTAAGACGACCCAAGTTGCATGATTAGTGAGTCCATCCACATAATCAGGTCGTGTTCGGATAGCTTGGCCACCCGAGGAATGATTGACCCCTTGAGTTCCTTTGGCTTGTTTTTAAACAGTTTCATCGCCAGTCGCCTATCTCATCTGGGTCAGAGTCTAACAGTCGGCCCTGGATGGCGTAAAGAAGACCGTCTTGGTCGTTTAACTTTTGAGGTTTTCCGCATATGCCAACCTGGAATGAGTACTTACCAAAACGTACTTGGATACCGTTACCAGTCAGCCAGGGCGCGGATGTCTGACGCATAAACCCCCTTGCGATGAGTGGTTCCCCCTTTTTACCAGTATTTTTTGTTATCCAATACAACTTGTAAAATACGTATAAATTATTCATGTTAATCCTCTACTAATAGTTCTCCGGTAAAAGTGGGGTGTAGAGACCTATACACCGACTCATCTTTCGTACCACGAAAATAGTCCCCAGAAGCAGTAATCCCCGAAGCTCCTGATGGATGGCTCGGTCCTTGTCCGATAATCCTACCCAATGAAGTGCCTGTTTTTAGTCGATCAAAATCATCGCGTAAGCGTCTTTCATACGTGTAGTACACCGAAGGATTAGATTTACGACGTCTAAAAACCACTATCAAATCTCCTATTACTGCTTCACCGCGCTTACCAGTAGGTACCCATTGAAACAACTCAACTCTGGTTGAAAGATCCGGGCCATACCCGTAGTTTGCCGGTTTTTTATCTGGCCGCGGGCCACCCCCTGATGGGTCAACAGCCACTACCTCGGTCGGTGGGGGAAGGGGTTCAGTAGCTGTCCCTTCTGTTGTTTCAAAGCTCTCTGTGCCCTCTTCAACTACGGGTTCTGGTTCTGGGCCGTATAGTGCCTCAGCGGCTGATGGGCGGTAGTACGGTGTGTTTTCAATAATCTCGCCTAGGCGAGTACCTAGGCCCCTAACCCTTCGGGGAGGGATGTCTTCTACAGCCATAATCAGGTCTTAATAATATAGTTGACCACCAACGAGGGCTGAACGTGGGGGATTGTAGAAGCTGCGGGTAGAGAGTTAGTGATATTAGCTTCGTGTGAGTGGCCACCAGAACTGGGGATACTTAGCGTGTGGGTATGCCCCTGACTTGCATTTCCAGAAGACCCACTGTGGCTGTGGTTGTCCAGGTCTTGGGTTTGGCCCGCTAAAGATCCGGTGCCATTTAAACCGATAGGCCCAGTACCAAATCCACTCCCCGTTCCACCGATGTCAAAGAAGTTTACGGTGTGTTTGTGCTTTCCTCCGGAAAGAGAAACGGAGTGACTATGGGTTTGACTTTGGTCTCCAGTAGTCACCTGGTCATGGGGGTGGGCACCCTGTCCAGTAAAGGTTATGCTATGAGCGTGTCCTGGTAGCTGAACTTGGTTTGTGTTTGGTGCGGGTGCTCCCCCAATCAAGGAGGTATCAGCCCTACCAACTTTTCCTCCTAAAACACCAAAGTTAGCGTTACCGGATTCAAATCCCGCTGGAACACGACCACGAAGATCTGGAACGTTAAACTGCGCGGGGTTAGTAGTTGTAGTGTAAGAAGTTCCTATGGCTGTAAACAGCGCTGAGTATGTCGATCTTGAAATTGCTTGTCCGTCACACAAAAAGAACCCGCCAGGAAGCTCTACGCCGCTAAGGGCGGTTCCGGCAAAAGGAAGAATTGTCCCAGTTGGAACAACGGCACCGCTGCTTGAAGACGCCGCAGCCCAACGTACACCTACTGATTGAGTGGAGTCCGCAACAAGAACAGAACCGTTAGCTCCTACGGGAAGGCGTGCGTAGGTATCTGGGCCTGCGCCGACGATCAAGTCACCAGGTGCGTCAATGGAATCTGCGGTAACTACGAATGAAGTGTCGATACCAAGAGTTGCCTGTCCAGAGGTTGCGCCTCCGGTAAGACCGGTACCTGCGATAACAGCCGTTATATCACCAGCTGCCGCTACTGGGAGGCTGTCCCAGGCAGTAATGCCGTCACCAAACTTTATGACCTTTGTGTCGCTTTCAAACCCCAGTTCGCCCTCTGCGAGAACGGGGTTAGCTGAGGACCACTCCGTCGAGGTTCCTCGGCGGAATTGAATTCTTACGGCCATTGATTACTCCAATCAGCCAAACATCTTCTTCCAGGTAGCAGGTCCTACGATACCATCTGCCTTGAGGCCGTTCTTGGATTGCCAAGCTTTGACCGCCTTATCTGTGGCTGCGTCAAACTTGCCCGTCTCTGGGGCCTTGACGATGGCCTGAACGAGCTGTGTAGCAGGTCCCTCCGAGCCAAGCTTCTGGGGTGTACCGGGGTACTGGAACAGCGAAGTGGTGTTCGAGGCTGGGGCAGTCTTGTATGCAGCTGGCTGTACAGCAGCAGGCTTACCACCGGTGATCTTAGCGAAGGCGTCGATGTAGTACTGGGGGTTGTCAGCGTGATCTGGGGCGATTTCAACGTGCCACCAGTCGCCGCCAGGGGTGCCAATAGTGGGCTTGTCGTAGACCTTCCAAGCGGCCCGATCACAACGCCAACCACGACCATGTGGCTTTAGGAAGTAATCGTGGATCTCCTCAATGAGGAGTATCTCAGCATTGGCGATCCAAAAGTCAACCACGGCCAAGGCCTTGTTGTAATCTCCAAAGCCCTTACCATTAGCCGCACGCCATGATAGGTCGGCAGCGCGACCAGTACCGTGTACCGATGGCTTGCCGTTACCTCGCGCTGGGCGGATATTCCAGGTGCCGTTATTCCACACTCCATTGTTGAAGTGCTGGCATGTGAGCTTTACAAACGTCTCGGTACCGGCGCGCTTACCTGGTGCGTTCTTATCCCAACCAGTGTATTTACGTCCCATAAATCCTCCTTAGGTTAATTCAATAGTACTACATGCTCTACGTAAGTAGTGACTTAATAGTTTCTACCCATTTTACAGTATCCTCATCCCACGAATAGACACCATCGTCGGTTGGGTACGGAAAAGGCGGGTCCCACAAACAAGTGTACTCATTTAACACCCACGATGGGTATGGCTTCGGTGGTATGAAGGCGTCCCTAATTTCATCGTAGGCGTAGCCAACCCCGGCGTAGTTCTTCCGTAGCGCCTTCGATTGATCCACTGACGGCTGACCGGTCGTTGAATCGTAATGTACCCCACCCCGGGTATTGTAGGAGGTCTGCACATAACGGTCGCCAGTACGAGCACACAACTCGGCCTCTTTACCGTCATCTTCCTGACTACCGACCGTCACGAAAATAACGATGTTTTTTTCATCAAGTTTGGCAAAATGGCTCACGAGAAGGTCACCGTTTCACTTGTTGTTGAAGTTGCAGTAACAGTACTAATTTTAAACCCACCGCTAATTGCCGTAGATTGTGTTACGCCAGCGCTAAAGGTAGCTGTTCTAGTGGCGGGGTATTTGATGACCACAACGCCAGAACCACCATTACCACTTGTCCCGTCACCGGAGTCACTGAACCCACTTCCACCACCTCCTCCACCCCTATTTGCCGCCCCATTACCTGCCGTCACAGACCCTTTGCTGCCATTACCCCCAACGCCACTTCCCCCTATACCAGCTACGCCGGTGGAGCCGGAATAATTACCTCCCCCTCCCCCTCCAGCGTAAGGTAATGACGTTCCAGTTATGGAGTTAGACAGCCCAACACCGCCATTTCCACCAGAGGAGTTTGTACTATTAACTGCATTACCACCTACACCACCCGCACCTCCACCGCCTCCCCCAGCGTATGTTGCCGGTCCCCCACTTCCGTTACCATTTCCTCCGGAGCTACCCTGCCCTGATGTTCCGCTGCCACCAGTTGACCCGGTATAAGCGCCCCCACCCCCGCTACCCCCCGAGGGGGCTGCTCCTGTTGGGTTAATGTTACTAGCACCACCACCACCACCGGTAGATGTTATCGTGCTAAATGTAGAGTTAAGGCCATTAGTCCCAGAGAATGGGTAAGGACTTACTGACGAGGATATGCCTGCTCCTCCACCCCCTATAATCAATGGGTAAATTTCGTTTGTTTCTAGTTCTACCTGACCAGTGCGCATACCCCCGGCACCCCCACCACCTCCGTGACGCCTACCTCCACCTCCCCCTCCGGCTACTACAAGGTATTCAACAATTAGGGTAAGTACCTCTGACGTGTCTCGATATACGCTTTGTGGTCCGTAATTCCCTCGTAAACTTCCCATCAAAGGCATTTGTCTTAATCTCCCAGTATATTTTTAACTTTATTAAGTATAGTTCCTACTTAGTCACCATAGTTTTGGTATAAACCTCATCAACCCATAATAAATTATTTTGCAAAAAAATTCCCATGCTTTTGAGTAGTTTGTTAAGCTTAAGCTCTCCTTCTATTCCCCAAAACTCATGGGTTATTGACCAGCCATTCATCACAACGAAATAGTGCGCGTATGGGCACCACGCTGCGTAAACTCCGAGGGGACCTGAGGATTCGTATATTACCTCCCATATATCAACATCCTCAAATTTTATAGGCCTTTCTGACCCCCATACTGGATTAGGTGGCATATATTGATAAATTGAATTATAGTTCATCCAATTTTCATCAAATAGTTCCCCGTCATGTATTTGTGAAAGGATATTATTAGTTGATTTCCAACGCGGCATAACATTATGCCTATGTCAAATACCTGATTATTACTATCCCTGAACCGCCATCTCCGCCTTTACCCGTAGCGTCACCATTAGATGAACCACCACCACCGCCACTACCAGTGTTAACAGTACCATTAGAGCCTTGAGTAGTCCCACCGTTGCCACCTATACCAGATCCACCAGTACCATGATTTTTAACTGATGTACTAGTTGATTGCGAGTTACCATATGTAGAGCCTCCACCGCCAGCAGCATAAAATGTGGGTGATCCAGAAATGCTCGACGATAGCCCGGCACCGCCATTACCACCACTAGGCTGCGCTCTAACATTACCGTTTTGACCTACTCCACCAGCACCGCCACCACCGCCAGCGCCAGCCCAAGCCCCAGACGTATGACCGTTTCCACCGGCGCTTCCTTGACCTGATGTTGCAGCTCCACCTGGATAGTTACCGCCAGCTGAGTTTTCTCCACCACCACCGCCAGAACCGCCAGAAGTACCACCACCAGCTGATACTGTTATTCCTTGAACGTTACTGGTAACACCAGGTGAACCACCACCACCACCACCTATTGCTGTAAGTCCAAATGCTGAGCTTGATGACCCACGCTGTCCTAGGTAACCTGTTGAATTAGTAAAATTAAACTGTGTTTCCACAGCGCCAGTTCCAACGACTATTGTGTTGCTTTGGTTTGACGTGGATGTACTTCCTGTTAATAGACCACCACCGCCGCCACCACCTGCATGGCGTGAACCACCGCTTCCACCGCCAGCAACTACCAAATATTCAATTGATAGAGAACTAAGAGACCCCAAAGTAAATGATGAAGATCCAGTGTTTGTAAAAGTGTGTATCCGGTAACCACCAGCAGTAGAGACGTCCCCCCCAGATGGAAGA